GCCCAACCCATTCAAACTCAGCGAATTTAAATGTTGATACTGGAGATTAGACGTTGTCTTTTTATTTCAGTGGGTGTAACTTAACCCACTTCCGCTACCCCCTCTTTCCAGAGGGGTGACCAACCAGTGCTACGTTCGATTAAACACTTCTGCTAGACCCTATACACGTCCCCATTAGCTTGTTCGAGCCCACCATCCCAATTGTGCTCTTGGTATTCGCCTATGAGTGTGAAAGGTCCATCCTGACGGAAGAAATCCACGAGAGTTTGAGCTTTGTTGTACAAGTAACCACCAACGTTTACTCGATCCATAACCTCGGGATGCGAGTCAAAAACTCGACCTACTTCCCAACGTTCCTCCTTATCGAACATTTCTTCCAGCGCGAGCTGAACTTCCCTCGGTATTCCGGGAAAATCAGTAGCGCCCTGTTCGACTCTCTCTCTCATGTACTCCTTGACTTCGATGTGATCTGGGAAACCGCCTTCTCCAAGGTAGCAACCTTTCCAGGTATTCAAGTACCTCTTGTAATTCTTGAAAGGTCTCACATGTTTAGTCTTCCGCCCAATCATATTGATGAGAGCTGACAAAACGGGGTGTCCGGGAGCTATATGGAATAGGGAAAGAGCAGCCATACGTATCAACCAAAGCTGCTTTCCCCTCGAAAGGACGATGGGAGTCTTGACCCAGAGAACATTCAAACATCGCGAAACCGATACATATCTAGTTCCGTCCTGAATTAAGCTCCGAAGAAAATCCACATCACCAGGTCTCTGTCCTCTTATCGAAGATGAAAACTTGAAACCTAATTTTCCCATGCCCTCAGCCGTGACCATCCCTTTCGGCACCAAACCGTCATCGCCTTCAGCGAGTATTCGGAAATCTTGCCCGTTTTTCTTACTCTCATACCACGCCGCGCTAATATTGGAAATACCGTTACCCGCAGATGTCCAGAAAGTACCCGAAGCTCGCGTATCAAGTTCAAACGTGCACCATTTTGTCTTCATGGTAAACATTTTCCCGACGTTCTTCTTAATATTCCGGTACACCCACGGTATCCCTTTCCTATCGCAGATCTTCTTCATTACGAACATTTCAATGTCCCTGATTTTAGAAGTCAGGGACGACTCAAACGCACTAATATCAGTGACCATACAACCTGCACGACTGGCATCTTCAACGATTCGAAGCATTTCTTCTATTGACAAGTGTTTGACCTGATACTTGGACACCGGACCACAATAAAACTCCTCTATACCTTCACATATCGGACAGCATTCCATCAACATGAGGGGGCTCATAGTCATGATGCCCCTCGGTCTGACATACAAAAAGAAATCTTTCCATTTCAAATTGCTCTCAAACTTGACGAAATAACCATTCTGCGTGAATTTTCGGTAGGACCTGGGACTCATAATCCCAGCAGTGTAAGCATCATACTGCTCGCACATGTCCTCAATCCACGCGATAGGTCTCTTGCCCGAATACGTCTTTCTAAAGAAATTTTTGATAATCTCACTATTAGGCCCAGTGTAAACACACGGGCTAAAAACGGTCTTGTCCAAAATCGGTCCCCACAGCTCATTAATAGAACCATTCACCATTTCAGCAACTGCCTTGTCACACACAGAGTCGTAATCCTTCGGCATAGCACGAGTCATAAAACTCGAAACCGTCGTAGCACTATCCGTCAGCGAGAAGGCTCCAGCCGTCATCGGTCCAGAAGGGGTGATGATGGTGCCTAGGGGTGCTCTCGCGACTATTGTTTTCTTGTGTGGACCTGCCTTGACAGTGCCTTTCCGAATGTGATTCAGTTTCTTGAAGCCTCCCGCTCCAAATATCTGATTTCGTCTAACATTCTCCGCGTCTGGAATTATCGCGGCATCTCCTGGTACATTAAACTGGACTAATCCGACCGTACTAGTATCACTTCTAACCCCGTCACAAACAAGGTTGTCAGCGTAAGCTTGTAAAACCGTTTTAGTGTCCTGAATAACACCTGGCATTTCTCGTAAGTTCAATCCTCGAAGAGCAGCTAAACTTTTGACCTGCGAATGAGGATCAGTTGCTTGTTGCATATCTTCCATGATTGTCCTATATCGAGCCATGGCCACCACCCTCTCTTCTTTCGACAGGCGCAGATTAAAACAGGGCCACAACTTGTAACCCATGGTAACATTAGTTCTTCGGTAACTCTCTTGTCCTTCCAGTGGATCTCTAGAGTGTATGGTTGAACGGGAATCCCAATTAGAACCGGCTCTGAAAGACTCACCAAAAGTGACTTCTTTATAAAACCGGCCTATACCAAAACGGAGCAAAGCTTTTACTACATATTCAACGTAGCGCAAAGGCCGTCCTATATCTATCCAAACGCGCGAGTCAAAACGAAAATCATAATTAGTGAGCTGGGAGGAACAACTATCATCACTGACATTTGAAACCATCAGTACGTAATGTCCTAGTTCATATTCACATGCAGCAATATTCTCACTAAAGACCATCTCAGTCAGATGCATTAGGAAAATAGTGTCAAACATCTTGTTGTGAACATGTCTCACCCGCGTACGTCTTCTGATGTTTACGATCGTTAGATTGTATCCCAGAGAAGCAGCGTATTCGATAAGAAAATCACTCGAACCAACAACTTCCTCCGGTCCAGCATTCCCTTCCGACATGTCGGAGTAGAGCTTGATGTACCGTTGGTAATCTCGGCTCACCTTCGCGGCCGTGTCAATACAGGCAAGGCCGCAGAAAGGATTCCCAAAACAGTCAAACATAGACATCTCCTCTATGTTGGGCATTTCTGCATGGGAAAAAGTGGTTTTCACGTTTGGAAAGTCAGGAACCATAAAACGAGAGCGGTATCTGTCCTCCAATAACTCTAATCGAGTTTTCTTCTGGACCTGGATTAATTCCGCTGCTGCCTTCAAGTTCTGCACCGTCAACCTGGTCATAGCGAGTTCGTGATTCAGTGCCGCTTCAGGTTCCGGCTCAGCTATGGGCTGCTCCGGGTTTTCCTCGCGCTCTACAATCTCTTCTCCCTTGACCTTCTGGGCATTGGAACCTTGTCCGAAAGTCCCGCTGCCCTTGGAACGACCCCCCCTTCCTGGTTCGGCTCTGGACGTTCGGACATGGTTTCCCGTGCCTCTGCGTCCAGAACCTGCCCCGATCAGGCGGGTATTCATCAGTGAAGTGTCTTGGCTCGCAAGGCGCGAGTAGAGTGAACTCACACCAAAAAGAGAATGCACATAGCCCAAAACCATTAGAGCGCGCTTCCCTTGCGATACTTCAACATCCTCACTGATGTTTTGATCCTCACTCCTAGTGAAGATCGATAACTTGGGAGATGTCGGTGTGTCCTCAGTGGTACACACGTCATCCTCTCCCTCTTCCTCTACCGCTCCGCCGACCATCCATGAATCAAATCCTTTGATCTGAATCATGCCGCCCAGGGACGCGCCAACACCGACACAATCTAGTCGATGATGGCCTACGTATCAGTTCATTATCGCCCGGACACCAGCATTCAGGAAACCAACAGGATTCGTGTATGCTTTATATGCCCCAGCGGCAACGTTACCGATCTGACGACGATGCTCCCAGACTTCTTGACCTATGGACTTGGCCGTGGCTTTCCAACCCGACCTGTCAGAGGTCTTGGCGCGATCCAGTTTAGCTCCATTAGCGGCATTCTGCACCATAGAAAGTCCAGCGATATCGCAATGAGATCTAGTCATACGTGAAGCAGTCGGTTTTCCGATATACTCAGTATGAGCGACGACCTCGAACTCAAACTGAACACCAGCTTTGGCGTCAATGATGAAGACCAAGGGAATACCTCCATGGAGTTTCCCGGTTACCCCTGCGGTCAATCCTTCGTTATTGCTCAAGGGATAAGTAGCTCGCAGGACTTCAAACTCATTGTCAATGCTAAAAGCATGACCTGGATACTCAGTCTCATCGGAAGTGTCAGCGAAAATGGCCATTTCGGACCATTCACGACTCACGGCCAGGTTGATGGCTTCAGCTCTACTGGCAATCCCATGGTACGATGAACCATTGAGATTGGAATGCGCAGGAGAGACGAAACCGGTCATGCGGCCTCCCATGTCCAGCTGAGTTCCAATGTATCTCACGCGAACACCATAAGACACGATTCGGCCATTGACGGTAGGACCTGCCCCTGATGTGGCGTCCGTGAAGACAGCCGCTTCATATGGGATCTGGCTCATAACTCCAGCCTTAACATCAGCCCCGTAAGCGAAACCCAGGGATGAATTGTCATCTGGGTTTATATGGACAATAGACGGCGAATAAGTTGCTGAAGTGTAATAAATACACTCCGACGAATTCGAGGTCGTGGGAGACAAAGCGATGAAACCAATACCAGCTGTCCCGGTGGAAAAAGTACCTCGACTGATAGCCGTGACCTTCTCCGACGCCCGAGACGGGAAAGTTGGGATGCAAGCTCCTCTCGCACCCTCGCTAAACGGTTTGCCGAGCGCGACAGCATACTTGCTAGCGCACTCCGACAGGGAAAAAAGGAGTAGCTCCAGCCACTCCACGAACCCCCGAATGGGCTCGTCTTCCCGATCCCTTCTTGGACCGGGGGTTTTTGTTTCTTTTTTGCGTAGGAAACAACCTGTGGCAATGGACCCTCAAGGGCCGTCGGGCTGCCATCTACACCTCGACGATTGCTCCGTTTGTTCTCGTATCCAAACACGAGCGGATAACGGTTATCAATCCACCCGCAAAAACGTGACCCTGTGTACTTTAACGGTTAAGCCGTACCTAAAATCTGGATCATTAACTGAAAACCTGGTTAAAATGTCATCACACATCAACACCAGGTGCAACCATGCCTAAGCATCTTCCAGGCTTGCCAGCCTAGTACTCGATAGAGGTGACACCCCGTTGGGGGCTCCCAGAGGGATAATCGAGTCGTTCGCTTCATATACATCACACATTTCATTAATTGTCGTCGTCTGCCGGTAGGTCGAATACGCGCCGTTGGTTGAGCTTTATAAAGGCTTTCTCAGGAGGTTCTTCATCGAAGTTAAACTCCCCGTGGGTTCCCATCCCCCACGTGTACCAACACCGCAGTATACGGTGGTCTAATCGGACACAAACAAACAGGATTCATGCCCCGTTCAATTTTTGTCATGCATGTAGCACATGTTGTCAATAGCACGTTCTAAAGACGATGGGGAATAAATCCCCTGGAAGAGCCCCTCGCACGCGTCTCCCTGTGTCGACCAATATGGTTTTGTCGACTCCATTTAAGGCGTTCCTCCTAGGACGCCCGAGCAAAACCCGTGTGGATTTCCTTG